CCAGGCTCATTCTGGATGAGCATCATCTCGTCTGCGGTCAGGCCCGAATAGCTGAAATACTCGACGCTCTCGTCGTCGACCTTGTACCAGGTGATGATCCCCGTCTTGAGGATCAGAGCGTCTTTCATTGCATCGTGCAGGATCCGGAAGCCGGGGTTCTCCTGCATGAAGATGTAGTTGATCAGGTCTGTCGCCTGCTCTGCGGCCTCGATGTCTTCGGGCTGCTTCGGAACAAACTCGACGACCTTCTCCGGCCCCGTGAAGATCCGGAGCAGCGACGGCAGCATTGCCAGGATCGTGTCGCGGACTTCCGTCAGAACAACCTGCGATCGACCATCCTCTTCGTTCCCGAACTTGTCGCCCAGGTAGTACGCCATCGCCGCTTCGCGCGCTGGCGCGAGAAAACTGTCGATGTAGGTCTCTGAGTTCTCGATCGCCTGACGGACGACATAGGAAAACTCGTCGTCGTCCATCGGCCCCTCTTCCGGAACGAGAAGGCCGGTGGCGTCGTTAAAATCCTTCTCGATCGGGATCGGCGTGTAGCTTGGGTCGTACTTGCCAGGGAGCATTGCCATCGTTTCAATCCTTCTTCCGAACGCGCCACCACTGCCAGCCATTCTCTGAGCCGACTTCGCGCCCTGGGAAAATTGCGTCTACCGCTTTCTTTACACCATCCATCGGGTAATCGTCACCGCCCATGACGCCGCCGCCCTTCAGCTTCGGCCACCACGCCTCGATGTCTGCCATCACGTCTTCGTACTCGTGTCCGGCATCGACCCACACAAAGTCGATCGACGCATCCGCGAACTTATGAGCTGCAGGCGCCGACGCCATGCGGTGAACGTGAAGATTGAGGCCTTTGATGCGCCCCAGGTTGGCGTTGAAGATGTCATAAACGCGCTCAAGATCGGGGTCAGTCTTGTGAGCAGGCTCATTTGATCCTCCCCAATGGTCGACGCAGTGCATCGTTATAGCTTTCTTGCTATTAACGATCTCGACGCCAAGAAACGCCGCAGACTTGCCCTTCCAGCACCCTAATTCGACAAAGATCGCGCCATCTTTGGCAGACCGCACCGCGTCGCGGTACGGCTTGCTGAAGTTGAACCAGCCGTCGATCGTGTCGTAGAAGTGCTTCACTTCTTCTTGCTCTTGCCCGCTTCCGATAGAGCAATCGCAATCGCCTGCTTCTGAGACTTCACAACCGGACCCTTTTTCGATCCGCTGTGCAGCTTGCCGGCACCGAACTCAGTCATCACCTTGCTGATCTTTTTCTCGGCTTTTGTCTTTTTCATTCCACCGTCTCCATCGCTTGGATCTTCCCGGCTGCGTCTTGGATGTCCTGCGGCTCGTCTGTCCTGCACTCGTTTGCGTGGTCGTGCATGAACTCCATCGTGCCGATATGCTTAACCTCTTTCGACAGGTCGTGGTCGATGTAGACCTTGAACCCGTTCGCCTGGGCCAGTTTGCAGAAGTAGATGTCCTCGCCAACCCACACGTTGCCGGACGGCAACCAGGCCAGGTTGAACCAGGGCAGCGGACACTTCCGGAACACGTCCATCTTGATCAGCATGCAGCCCATGCCGACTGCGTCGACTTCCTCGAGGCCTTTGCTGTTTTCGTCCGTAAAGATGCACTCGAGGTTTGCAAAGTCACGGAACGCGACCGTCTTCACTGGGATCCGGCGCGTCGGATAATTCGCCGCGACGATGTCCTTGTCGTGCTTCTGCAGCTGCCAGAATGTGTTAGCTGGGAACCGCATGTCGGCGTCCAGGAACAGCACATAGTCGTAGTCAGCCGCAAACGCCTTGCGAACCAGGTTCTGCCGCTGATCTGCGATCAGTGTTCCACTTAAGATGTTTACGTTGAACACGCCGCCTTGCGGAAGACCGGCGTAAATGTTGGCAGTCAACATCGCCAGGTCTTTCGCAAAGCCAGAACACACCGTCTCGCGCGCGGGAATGCAGACGGCGACTTTCATTTCTTAGTACTCTTCGCTTTCGGCTTCGTACTCGTCGTCGCCTTCTTCGCCGTCTTCGTACTCGTCGCCCTCTTCTTCGTCGGTGATGGGGCCTCCGACGATCCAGGCGTCGCAGGTGCGCTCTCCGGCGCATTTGAAGTCAAAGATCTCACAAAACCCGAGATCGCCTGCTTCAACCGTGTCCATAGGGTCATCTGCTCGTCCTTCTCCTCCGAGACCCGCTTCGATGCAGGCCATCATTGCTGATGTCTGATTGAACGCCGCGCAGTTGCCGCAGCGCATCGTCTTCGCTTCCTCAACCGGCACGTCCCACTTCGCCGCCAGCTGCTGCCAGTAGCGATCGTTCGGCTCGCGCGGGTTCATCGGGCCATAGTTGGCCTTGTCGATCGCGCGCCCGCGGTTCTGCAGGTTGATCGTGATGTCTTTCGTCGCAACGGGGCATTGACCGCCTTGCATCTCTTCTTCCATGTCACTTGCCCTTCTTCTTAGCGGCACGCATGTTGTCGACCAGGTTCGGATACGGACGGCCAGCTTTTGCAGCTGCAGCCTTCGCGGACGCCTTCTGCGACGGAGACAGCTTCTTGTCTGTCTTCGTCGGATCTTTCGTGTTCCAGACCTTTTTCATTTCTTTTTTCCTTCGTTGCGCTTGCTGATCGCTGCCGCCTTCTTCTTGGCGTCCGCTTTGCTTGAGGCGCCCCACGCCTTTAGCGACAGCAGCAACCGCGTCGGCTCACCGTCCTTGTATTCAGGTCCAGGCATGTTTCCCATGCGAGCCAGAAACGACGCGCGGCGAGGGTTGTCGCCTGATTTCACAGGCGCCTTCAAATCGGAGCCAGGATTAGCAGCCTCATACGATCGACGACCGGCTTCATTCAGCCCGCCCTTCGCGTTCTTGCCTGCTTTGCGCGTCCACGCGGGTGTCTTAGCCATTGCCGCTGTCCTCTATCACACAACGCCGCGAATATGACGCTTAAGCGCCTGACCTGGAACCCACTTAGGCGCGCGTCCTCCGACCATTGCCGCATTCGACGCGAAACTCAAGCACAACGCATCGGCCAAGTCAGGCGAGCGCATCCCGCGCTTCCTCATGCTGTCTTTGCTCTCAACCTGGACCTTGCCAGACGACGTAAACGTGTATCGAGGCGCCACCAGCTCATGCCGCAGCTGCTCATCTGCCGGTAATTTCACCGATTTAGTAGCAAGCCACTCTTTCACGCTCAACCATAGCTCATCGCGCAGCTTGTTTGCGTTCGGGTTCATGGCAGAACTCTCGGCCACGTTCACGTCACGCACATTTAGCCCCAATTCGCGCAACCGATCGGCAACACCAGACCCGAGACCGATCGTGTCGACGCAAATCTCGTCCGGCTTGTCCATTTTTGTTTCATTCACGATCGCGCCGACAACTTGCATCGTGTCGAGACCGCCCCAGCTCTTCACCTCGAGCACAACATTGCCCTTGCGCTTCACTAGAGCAGTCCTATCAGAGCCAAAACGCGCCACGTCGAGACCAAAAACAAGAGGCTCAGAACCAGAAGCGGCCACATCACGCGCAATCGCTCCATCGACCAGCTCCGCGGGGATCAGCGTGTCGTCATCCGCAAGCGCGAACTCCCCAAGGACGCGGATCCGGAACGCATTGCTCTCTTCGCCGTAGGTCGCCTTGATCTGCGCGACGAAGTCAGCCGAAACCAGTGGAATGTTCAGACAGGAAACGTGCATCCGATACCAATCAGACGCAAGATCGTGGTGTGTTTTGTAAAACAAGCCCGAATTGCGTGTCGGGTTGCTGATCAGGATCGTCGATGCCGAGTGACCAGACATCGAACCAGCCGCCGCCTCGAAAACCTGCTCCGGAACGGCTGATGCTTCGTCCACCACCAGCAAAACGTGTTCGGAATGGACGCCCGCCAAAGCCTCGGGCCGCTCCGTCGACGAAGTCCTAGCCGAAATAAACGAACTCTCAGGCGCTCCCTTCAGCACAACGCGATCGGAGAACACATCAAAGCTCTCGCGCAGCACAGGCGGCAGCTTGTTGATCCACGTCTTCAGCTCAGAATAAAGCGCATCGAACAGCTGGGCACTCGTCGGCGCCGTTACCACGCTCTTCTGTGGATACCTGGTCGTCATGTGCCAGATCAGCGCCCAGGAACACGCCGTCGACTTGCCCACGCCGTGGCCGGCTCGCACCGAGATCCGGCGCTCTCCGCGCGCAATCGCCTGCAGAAAGTCCTTCTGCCAGGGCAACGGCTTCGCCTCCAGCACGTTCTCGACGAACCCGACAGGATCGCGCTCGTACCGCTCAATGAACGCGATAAAATCGTTACCGCTTTTTGCTTCCGTCGAAGACATGAACCTCCCCTTTAGGCGGATTGAGCATGTATGTGATGCCCGCCATCGCCTGCAACAAGTAAATCCGCGCATCGTCGTCGCGCGTCAAATCAATCTGCTGCGCCAACTCACACAACGCACCGGCCAGCTGCGCCAGCTCGCTCTCTTGCCCGACAACCACCACTTCGTCGTCCTCGTCCATTGTCAATCTCCGTACATAGAACGCAAACTGTCCATGCCGATAAACCGGTGGCCGACAACGTGACCGCCACGCAGCTCAAGATCGAATAGACCGTAAGTCCAACCCGTCGTCGCCGTGCCAGCGTAGGGCGCCACATAGCCCTGCGGCATCGCGCTCCCCAGGTTCAGCACCTCGATGTGCTGCTGCGGGCCAATCTTCGGGATCTGCTTAAACACCGCGCGGTGCGTGTGGCCCCACACGACAGAGAACAGCGCATCGTTCCCGATCTGCTGCTCCGAGTTCTTCCCGCCATACGCGCGGCCCATAATCGTTTTCGGCGCATGCACAAACCCGACGCCGTTCAAAAACAGGAACTCGCCATAAGGCTTCGATCGCCAGTTATACCTGGCGAACACATCCTGCAGCGCGTTGACGAACATGCCGTCAGCTTCAGGATGCAGATCCTGGAACCGGTAAACCCGATCCTCGTGGTTCCCCTCAACCACATGCAGGCCGATATTGCTGCCACTAATTTCGCTGTGGATAAGTGCCAGAGCCTCTTCCAAACTTTCGAGATCTCTGCGGTACGACGGCTTCAGCGACGCACTCAGGCTCCCGATCGGCTCATGGCTCGAGCAGCTGTGGAAGTCTCCAAAGTCACCGATCTGCACAACCTTGTCGGGCCTGGTCGACGCAATGTGCCGCCCGAACCACTTGAACCGATCCTTGTCCAGCTTTGGGCTGTCATGCACGTCTCCGATCGCGCAGACGCGCATCGTCTCCTGCTCAGGAGAGGATCCAGCCCGTACTGACACACGCGCTCTTTGTACGGGCTGGAACTCGACATCCCGCGGCGTGGCGGGCTTATCTGCGTCGACAAACTTGCTGAAAAGATCCGGAAAAGTCCTGGCGATCGGGCCGTCAGATCGCAGCCTGGTGTAGATCGTCGCGGCGCTGACGCCCAACTTCTTCGCCAGGAAAACGATCGCCTTCGACTTCGGATGCCCAGCCCGTAGCGCCGCTATCAGGCCGCTGATCGTCTCCTCGGCCTTCGCTCTCGTTATTGGCGGCTGCGGCATCCAGTAGGTCCGTCTCTTCCACTGGCGGGCTTCCCGAACGGGACCATTGCATCAGCACGCTCCAAAGTCCATGCGTCGGGCCGAGATCCGCGGCGTAAGTCCAACCCTCCGCTGCGTATTTCTGAACGTCAGCATGTCTGACGTATCGGAACCAGCTAATCGTCATGCCGTTGCCTTATTTGCTAGGCGCTCATTAGCAAGCTCGTCAAACGTCCGACCGTCACCGTCTAGCGTTGCTTTCTGGCCCGTAAAGTCCTGCCAGCGTTTGATGGCGACATCGACATAGGCGGGTGACAACTCAATCCCACGCCCATCGCGCCCCAACTTCTCTGCGGCAATAATCGTCGTTCCTGTCCCAAGGAAACAATCAACAACGCCACGGCACCGGTTCATCAGATCGCCAACGATGAACTCAGGCAAATGAACCGGGAACGTCGCTCCGTGGATAGACGCATATTTGTTGTCGCGTTGTGGGGGAGCTTGATAGACGTTCGAAAACTTGCCTTGCCACGACGAAAACGGAACAACGCGGCTGGCGTTCTGTTCCTTTGAAAAAATCACAAGCCACTCATACCGGCTTGCCATAATCCCCGGCTGGATGTGGGGGGCAGCGTTGCCTTTGTCCCATGTGATGACATCAACCAAGTTAGAAGATGTTTCATTCATCCAGCTCAGTAGCGATCGTTTTGCGCCAGCTAACGGCTGGACATTGAACACCATAGCTTCAACATGCGGGAACGCCGCAGACATGCACGATCTAAGAAGATTTGTGTATTCGTCCGTTGATAGATCGTCAGAATACTTGTCATAAAACTTTTTGGATTTAGCAACGCCGGGTTTGTATTTGTCTCGTAGACCAGACGCTTTCCCGGCGTTGTATGGCGGTGAAGTGAACAAAACAAAACCTTCCCCAACGTCAAGTTTTGACCAATCGTCGGCACTCGTCGCATCACCGCATACGACACGATGACGCCCCAACGTCCAAACGTCACCGACGACCGAAACAGGGTCGATCGGCACATCCGGCACTTCGTCGTCATCCGTTAGCCCCTCCGTCTCCTCCGCAAGCAGACCGGCCAAAACCTTATCGTCAAAACCAAGCAGGCTCAGGTCAAAGTCACCCAGCGCCAGCTCCCCGATCTCGACCTTCAGCATCTCGTTGTCCCAGCCGGCGTTCAGCGCCAGCTGGTTGTCAGCAATCACATAGGCCCGCTTTTGCGCCTCCGTCAGGTGCTCAAGCCGGATCACCGGGGCCTTCGTCATCCCCAACTTCCGAGCCGCCATAAGCCGCCCGTGGCCCGCAATAATCGTTCCGTCGCCATCAACCAGGACCGGATTAGTCCAGCCAAACTCCTTAATGCTCGCCGCAATCTGCGCCACCTGTGCGTCGCTGTGCGTCCGGCTGTTGCGGGCGTATGGCAGCAATGATGCAACGTCGCGCCATTCGATCTGGTAGTTCTCCTGGCCGGCCATCCGTCAAATCTCCTCAATTTTTTTTCGGCGGGAACGCGGTTTCTTCGCGCCCGTAGGGGCGGGGGTGGGGGTCATATTTTCGGGGTTGTGTGTATGGGTAGCGGTGGCCGGCGCCGACGCCGCCCCCGGTACTATGCCGGGGCCGGGGGGGTCTAGATCGTTCACATCTATACGGTTCGCATCAGAACCATCGACGATCTCACCCCTATCGGCGCCAAACCTTTTATCCAAAAAGGTTGGATCGTCAACGATTTCAATGGCTTGTGCCTCGATGTACCCGAGATCATTACCCGTGCGCCGTGAAGTCAGCGCACGCAGCGCATCGAGATGCAGCGTGTGCGTGTGCTGCACATCCACATCGACCTGTTGCCGATCGCCGTAAACCTTTGGCAACAAACGAGAAGCCGTCCACTTCATCGCGTCGAGCGCCACGCGACCGCGATCGGGCGGGATTTTTCCGCTCAAAACGCCAAAAGTAACGTCCGAAATCATGTCGGCGTGCGCCATTGCGCGAGCCTGGATCGCGCGCGCGTAGTCCTGCGCGAACCCTTCGTCGTCCGACAACCAGCTCCATATCGCCCGATCTTGTGGCATGTCTTCGTCCTTGCAGACGTTAGCCACTGATCGACCCTGAGCAATGCGACGGCAGAACTCTTTGAGCAGCTCAGGCGTTTTTATGCTTGGCCTGCCGCCCTTATTCTTTGGCTTATCCTCCGTTTGAGCCTGCTCGCTCACTTCGCCTTCCTCCGATACGCCAAGCTCGGGAACCAGATCACGTTCTTCTCGACCCGAACCTTGTACTCACGCCCATTGTTCACAACGCTTAGGAAGCGCACTGGCGAGGCTTCGCACTCAGCCAGGTAATCATCCATCACGCCGGCCAGATACTCGTCCAGCTCATCCGCTGCCGCATCTATGCCATCACCAGGGAATATCATCGTCCATCTCCTTGATCCCCGCCTTCTCGACCGTCGCGCCAGGAAACAGCGACTTGGTCTCCTCGATCACGCGGCGCCCTTGAAAGTCATCCCACACTACGAGCAGCTCGTCGAGCGTGACGACGTGCGCCGGCTGATCGCTGTCCTTCGCCACCTTATTCACATCTGCACGATCCAGCACGATTGTGTACTTGGTCCCGCGATGCTGTTTTGACCAGACCGCCTCGGGATGCGTTTTGTGTCCGGCCTCAGTCGCCGCCTGGTCGAGCGCCTTCCATCCGCGGATCAGCACCGACGCCTTAGCGACTACAGCCTCGAGATCATTATCGCGAATTGCCTCGTCGAGCTTTTGCCTAGCCGACGCAAACTTCGCCGCCATGTCTGGCGTGACCAGCCGCGGCAACCTTCCTACTCCCCACTTGCCTTCCATCTCGACCGCCACCCGATCGAGCGGCTCGAGCGCCTCCTGGACCGGACCGCGATCGATTGGCAGCGGCATCATCGCCCTCTCCATCACCCTTCCCATCGTCTCCCCTTTTTAGGACACCGATTAATTCCGGACACTCGGACACTTCCTAGTGTTGTGTCCGTGTCCGTCCGGATATTTAATCTCGCCAAAACTTGTCCGCTTATTTGTCCGGTAAATGTCCGGAACTCCTAAGCCTCTGTAATCCAACACCATTTCGCCCACATGCTTATATGTCCGGCTTGTCCGAGCTTTGGCACCTCACGATCGAACGTCCGCCGCGCGCTGTCGCCCTGTAAATGGGTCATCGTGTCGAAATATGTGCGCCACACCTCGATATTGACGACCTTCTGATGCCGCGGGATTTGGTCCAATCCGACCTCTTTACCCTGCTCTGAGATAGCCAGCTGCAGCGCGTCCAGGAGCGTCTTCTGCGTGCCTGACGCCCGCTTGCGACGCTTCGGCTCATGGGCCTCGTTAAGCGGATGGACGACGAGAGATGTGGCGTCTGGATCCAGCGGAGAGACGTGCATCAGGTCGAGACGGAACGACCAGGAGAGGCCGTCCATGCCGTCCTTCTGCTTTGTCGACTTGACCGTGCAGACCGGCTCCGTGGCGTCGTCGTCGCTGATCCTGGTCAGCTCAAGTTCGGCGTCGACCGCCGCCAGGAGCGCCGAGGATCCACGCATGCCGCGCGTCTCGTCCTTGCCGCTGTGGTGGACGACGCAGACCGCACAATCCAGCGCATCCTGCAGCGCCGCCATGACGCTGACGAACTGCATCATCTCCGCGGATGAGTTTTCCTCGCCGCCCGCGTAGGCCCTGGCGAGCGTGTCGATAAAGATCACGGCAGGCCGCAGGCCACGCTCGCGGATCACCTCGATGAGCGCATGCAGATCGTCGAGCGTCGACCGCAAGTTCATTTGTGCTTTCACAAAATGAACAGGCAGATCGTCCGGCAGGTCGTATCGCTGCATCAGCGCATCGCGTCGACGACGCAGGCCAGCGCCACCTTCGAGCGCCAGGTAGACGACATCGCCCTGCTCGACACTTAGGCCGAACGCTTCACGTCCTGATGCAACCATTGCCGCTAGGTACATGGCGAAGAACGACTTTCCAGCTCCTGACCTGCCATAGATTGCGGCGAAGCTCTTGGCCGGAAGCATGTCCTTAATGAGCCACTTGACCTTCACGTCCTGCAGGTCGTGCCAGGGAACCAGGTCGATGCGCCGTTTCGTTTGTTGCGTTTGCTCGACTTGTGCATGTGTCTGCACAGGTTCAGCGTATGTATCGATCGGCTGCTGGAACAGCCGCTCGGTGACTGTCGGCTGCTTCGGCAGCACAGCTCGAGCTGCAGCCTTCCGGTCGCCGCCGTGGTCGAAGATGGCGACTATGTCGAACGGATCTGAGACACGGTTCGACAACGGATCTGCGGCGCCGTGATGGCTATAGACGCACCAATCGCCACGGGAGCCACGGAAGACCACAACACCAGGCGTGCCGCTCTCTGAGCCTGGGCGGATGAAGCGCAACTTGTCGCCGTCCTTAAAGACGAACTTGTAGCCTTGGCTCTCGAGCTTCGATCGCACCCACTCGGCGCCGTGCGCCTTGTTGAAGGCGTCGATGTCGCCGGAGGCTTGCTGCGGCGGTAAGGACGAAACCTTACTTTCGATCTGCTCCCGCTTCTGCCGCTCCTTAAACCAGGCCATTGCCGCTGTTACAGGAAACAGCTCGCCGTCCTCGTTCACATCGGCCAGGAAGGCGTCAGGACGCTCGACGCGCGGGAGATACCAAGGCTGCGACCACTTGCGGTTCTCGGTCACGTCTGCGAGCCAGCAGCCGCGTGCGTGCAGCTGGTCGAGGATCCACTGCACACTGGCGTCGAGTTCAGCCGGCGTGTTGATGCGCGCCGGGATGACGATCCTGTACTTCCAGTGCGGCTGACCGCCTCCGTTTACGGGCTTGTAGCTGTGGGATGTGTGGGCGATGTAGGCGATGCCGAGATCGCGCAGGATGCTGCAGACCTCCGGCATGGGCGGAGCGCCCGACAGGATCTCGCCGGTCTCGGGATCGATGCGGCTGTCCCCATCGAGGATCAGAAGCTCTGCGCTGCGGAGATTTTCGTCGGCGCGCTTAGGCGCAACCAGGTCGCCACCACGAATGTAGTAGCTGCCGTCCTTGCCGCCTTGCTTGGGTTGGCGCAGGCGAGCGGCGAGCTTTTGGAACGTGTAGTCCTTCACCGTGAGGGCGACATCAGTGCGCCCACCCACAGCAAAGGCGAGCTTCATTGTGTGCTCGCTAATGCTTTTGTTTTTGTTTTCTGATACTGCTTCGGTCATGCCGTGCTACCTACTCTCCCCCTAGTGCGGCAGAAAACTAAGGGCAGGCCATACCCGTGAGCCTGCCCTTTTTTATTGCTTAGAACTCGTCTTGGTCTTCTGTTACAGCCTTAGCCGGAGCCGCAGGCTTTGCAACAGGCGCAGGAGCGGGGGCAACCGCGGCAGGAGCTGCAGCAGCAGCGCCATCGAGCGCCTCAGGACGAGCCGCCCACTGACAGATCGACCACTTCGGAGCCTTAAAGCGCAGCTCGCCCTGCGGCGTGTTCACCTTTACCGTCTCGAGGCCGGACACCTCGACGACCGGAACCTTGCCGGGGTTGGCCGCTTTGTCGGCCAAGAATTGATTGTGGAGAGCGTCGATCGCCCGCAGCATGGTCTTCGAGCTGTGCGAGAACTCGCGCAGGCCGAGAGCCTTTGAGTAGATGCGGATGCGGAAGGCTTGCTTGTGATCCGGCGACGGTTGCGCCGGCAGACGCTCGCCATACTTGACCATGTGGAAGTCAGGAGCGCCCGACGAGAAGGAGAGCCAGCCGACCTCGATATTGTCGAAGTCGAAGATCGCTTTCCACGGCACGCCGAGTTCCTCCTCGACGTTCTCCCACATGCCGTCGCCGCCCTGGACGCGATTGCGTGCGATGAAGTCGCCGCTCTTCGCGTCGAACTTGACGATCGGCAGGATGTCGCCGCCCGAACGGCTTTCCGTGTTAAACCCTAATGCCATAATCCATAGTCCTTCTAACCAAAGTGCCACTGATCCCCGTGGCCGGGATTACTGTGAAGACCAAGATTGGCCTCTAACTATTCGCTGAATTGCCGTGCGTCCGACACCGAAACGAGCTGCAAGATTGCTTGTGCTGCCTTCGCCTTTGCGAATGTGTGGAACGTGCGATCGCCTGATGAAGTCAACATCGGCGGCAGTCAGCTTCGCCTTGCCGTTTTTTTCACCTCGATGGGGCTTTCCGCCGATCACATGACGACCCTTAGTCATCATGTCTTCGACGTTGTCTCTCCATGTGCCTACAAACAGGTGGTCAGGGTTCACGCAGCACGGGTTGTCGCACTTGTGGCAAACGAGGTGATCTTCGGGAATTGGACCGCAGAAAAGTTCATACGACAGGCGATGAGCTTTTATGTGTCTGCGCGTCTTTGCTTTATAGCTTCCGGTGCAATAAACGCCGTAGCCATATCGGTCTAGGTATCCCGTCCAAATCCAGCACCCACTGTTAGGTTCAGGGATGTGGCGTGAATTGAAATAGGTGAGTGCAGATTTCATCGCGTTGCTCCATACCAAGCGATTAAAGCTGCCTCAGCCCTACCATCCCATTTCTTCAAACGGAAGAGGTCTGAGTATTTTGGGAACAGCTCCATGGCCCGCAGGCGGGAGCCATCCTTACCGCCACGGACGCCGACAGCCTTCTGCCATGCCTGCGGCGTGACGTAGTTCAGCGGCAGACCTTCAGCGGCAACGACGCCTTCGATCATTCCGACGCCGCGACCAAACTGGAACATCGAACTGACGCCCTGCCCTGGCATGGCGCCGACCTTCTCAAGCCAGACGACGTTGATGTGGAGATCGTCGTGCAGGATGTTTGACAGCAGCGTCGGGTTGATCTCGCGCTTGGTCTTGCCGCTGCGCTCGATCTCCATGACCGGCATGTCGTGAACACTCAGGACGCCACTTTTTGGATCGAAGAATGCAATCGCGCCAGAGGCGCCTGGGTCGATGCCGACGATCATGGCTCGATCTCCACAACCATCTCCGCGCCGACCGCTTCCAAGAGCCGTAAAGCGGTCTCGAGATGCAGACCGCTGCCGTTCTTCACGAACCAATAGGCGCCATGCGACAGGCCGGCTTCGCTGCACAGCTTGCGCTGTGACATGCCAAGCCGGACCCGCTGCCGTTCAATAAACTCGACGATGTCATCGCCGCTGTCGATAGATATGCTGGTCACCAACCGACCCTCCCTGATTGTGCCGCAGACGCTAAATGCCTTGCGTGCTAGACGCAAACACGAGCGCCAAGCACGCAATCTTATCCACAGCGATTTACCAGGACGGGTCGAGGAGCGCCCAGGACGGCACCGACAGCGTCGTCGATTGCCTGGGGTAGCCCTTCCACTCGGTTGGATCATTGGCCCGCTGGAACGCCAGCGCAGCCCTCTCCATCAACATGCGGCCAGACTGCAGCGACGGCTCATCTAGCGTGTAGATGCCGATCGCGTATGGCGCCTCGCTTTCGACCGCGATGAACGTGAAATGCTCGGCGTCCCAGCCGGTGACTTCACGATAGCCCTGCAGGTAATGCGCTGCCTGCATGTGGTACTTGAACGAAGCGATGCTGCGCGCGAACGCTTCGGGCGAAGCGTCTTGCGTCGTCTTCACGTCGACGATGCCGTCGCCGCGGTAATAGTCGAAGCGCGCCTTGCACGGCAGGCCGTCGTAGGCCTTCCACAGCATCGACACTTCCGGCTGACCGTCCTTCAAAAGATCGCGTGCAACCGGATGCTTTGCTACTGCTTCCGCGATTGCCGCAGCCTTGTCGAACACGTCGGCGTCGAGGATCAGCTTGCCCTGGTGTTCGCGCTCAAACAGCTCGATCGTTTCCTTGCCGACCTTAGTGCGCTTGTCGACTTTCGGCGCCCGCGCGATCTCGATGTCCGCCTTCTCCGGCTCGAGGATCATCGTGTGGACTGCCGTGCCGAGACGCATCGACGCTGTCGGCTCCATCGGCTTTTCTTTCTGCGCCAGATAATGCGCGGGCGATCGTAGTAAATGCTTTGCACCGCTCGCAGAGAGTGCGTCGATCGCATGGTAGTCCGGCGCCGGCATCCCGGTGTACACGCCTGGTGTGATTGTCATTGTCCTCTCCTCCTAAATGATTACGCTGGTCTCATATTTAACTTAGTTTTTTTTTGATCTTTAACTTGTGAAGGCTCGATCTTCGGCGCATCCGGCGCCTGGTACTCGCCGCACCAGTGCATCGACGAGGCCTTCGTCAGCTGCGGATAGCGGTGGCAGTAGCCGACCGTCGTGCCGCGGTAGTAGCGGCAGGATGAGCATCCACTCATATCGTAATCTCCTCAATCGCAACCTCTGCGGCGTAGCGCACCGCGTCCTCGTCATACTTTGCGCGGGCAGCGAAACGCAACGCCGCAAGCGCCCTCTCCTTGTCCTTTCGCAGCCGCTCGATCTCCTGGGCGCCGTCGATGTAAGTCTGATAGACCATCGGGAAGCGATGCCGATCGACAGCCTCCGCGCCTTTACGCATGCGAAGGACGAGATCAGACTTCGTCATCACTCTTTCTCCCCAAGCGCAGTGCGGGCTTTCATCATGTCATCAGCAATTTCATACGCTGCTGTTGCATATTGGTCTTGCGCGAGAGATGTACGCCCTGCCAACATTCCGTTTAAAACCTGTGCTGCAAAGTAATCACGCAACGTCATTCCGCGTTGGCCAGCAATCCTTCCGCCATAAAGCGGATCATCATGCGCGATCATTGGAAACGCTTGTTCATCACTCATCACTCTTTCTCCTCCGGTGGCGCACCAAGCACAGAGCAGATGTAATAGCCGACTGTCGTGTCATCAGTGATGAACCACGCATCGCCTTCATCCAGAACTTTTTCATGGGCGCGGTAGATCACTGCCAGCGCCGCACGCAGCCGCTCTATTTCGTCGGCTTGAAACTTGATTTTAGCCCGTTGCCATTGAATGACGCCTTCGGCTGTATAACCAAAGTCGTCAGGATGTTTTGGATCACCCATCACTCTTTCTCCCCAAGCGCGGCGCGGGCAATTCTGAAATAGTCAGCTAAATACGACATCGGGTGAGCATCGCGTGTCTTTTCAACGATTTCACGCAGCGCCTCTTCCAGTTGCTCAATGCGTTTGGCCTGCGCCTCAATGCAGTCGGCGGCGCGTTCAATTACATCACAAGTGCAAAAGTTGTTTACACAGTCATCGCACTCTTCGCCCCGCAAAAGCCTTATCAAATCATCTGGTGTTCTTGCCTTACTTCTGCTGGTGGGTCGCGTCACAAGATTGTCGGTCATTCCATTGCCTCCTTATAAGCAGCGAGAGCGTCGTATAAGAGTTGATCTGATATTGCCATCATTGGGTAAATTTCCGGCGCAAAAATTGACATGTCGATGATCGGCGACTTTTTCGACAGGTCGTCGCTCGCCAACATTCCATTTGGAACGTCAAATAAGTACGACTGCCACTCGTAGGCCAAGTGCCAGTAAGCGTTATAAACAACCTTACGAGACGCCTTTAACTCGCGGTCCTTGATGTCCAATAGTACCTTAAGCCGGGCGATCTCATCCTCTAACTCTTCAAAATAGTCCATCATTTGTCCTCCTTACTCACAGACTCGACAAGAAGTCGAAGTTCCGCAGTCGGCATCCGGTCTATGAACGTGACGCCTTCTTCATACACGACGGTGGCAACATATTCCCGCAGCGCCTCACGCAGCCGCTCTATTTGATCGGCTGCTTCCAAGAACAACAGTTCGTCTTCTAGATAATCGTTTGGGTCTTCGCAGTGCGGCACGAAAAGCCGCAGCCGTTCAACAATGTCAGTCATCACTCTTTCTCTCCAAGCAGCGCGGCGCGAGCGTTGTCTTCTGCCCTCTCGTAATCGGCCATCATTAAGCGAAAAATCTTGTTTGATGCGACCGCTCTACTTGGCTTCACTTTCTCGTCTTCGGAACGCTTGAGCAAGGAAGTAGCTGCTACAAGCGCACTCAATGCAATCTTCAGCGCCTCACGCAGCTGGTCTATTTCGTCGGCTGCTTTTAAGAACAACAGTTCGTCTTCTAAGTAATCGTTTGTGTCTTCGCAGTGCGGGACAAAGAGCCTCAGCCGTTCAACAATGTCAGTCATTCCTGCACATCCTCAACTACTAGCTCGACATCCGCTTCCTTCAGCATCTGCCGCGCGACATCAAAGTTTTCGTAGTCCATATTCGTTAGACCAGGCCCGCACACAATCTTGCGGACGCCGGCATTAATCAGCATCCGCGTGCAGCTGGCGCAGCACAGATGCGTCACATAGACCGTGGCGCCCTTCAGCGTGTGCCTCGCCGCATGTGCGACGAGGTTTTCTTCAGCGTGCGCCGTCCAGAGATATTTGCCTGGTCGCTGCATCCGCGAGCAGTGATCTTCGACGCCTCTCGGCAGGCCGTTGTAGCCGGTCGAGAGGACTGCGCGAGACACCGGATCGACAGCCACGGCGCCGACCTTTGTTGACGGGTCTTTCGACCACGCGGCGACATGCGCCGCTAGATCGAGGAAGCGTTGCGTCCACTTCATCTTTTCACCGCGATGTACTCGTAGTCGTTGACGGCGTGCTTCTTCTGCACCAGCAGGATGTCGCGCTGGTAGTAAAGCTCGTATGCCATATCGGCCAGGAAGCCGATCTCGCGCTGTTTCACTGTCGGTTCATGCCGAGACGGCGAGTACCGATCGAACGCAAGATCGCCGCGATGGTAGGTGTACTTGGATCCGCGCTTGGCGCCCTTAAACCAGGCGTGAAAGTTGTTGATCATTGCAGAACCTCAAGAGCAAACTGTCGAGCAGTTGCTGCCGTTGTTGCAGCACGTCACGCAGACGATCGTCTTGCCGTTTACAAAGTAGGTGACAGTCGAGCAGGCAACTGCAATCGACGGAAGCAGTAGGAACGCGGCTAGGCCGCAGGCTGTTAGATATTTACGCATCGTTCTCTCCTCAGTTGATGCTTGCGTTGTTTGGTATGTCGCCAACCTGCAGGATGGCGTTCAGCAATGCTTCGGCGCATCCGCCGTGATCGTGCATGTACATATGGCCCACGCACAGCTTGATGACTTCTTGAAACACGCCGCAAGCCGGCGTGTTCGTTTGCTCGGAAACACGTTCCGCGAGCGTGACGACGACGTTCGCAATCTGCGCCGCGCGGATTCGTGGATCCCGGTCGAAGTCAGCTGTGATGGTTTGTTCGTCCATCTGCCATTGCTTTCAAGGTGCGGCTCGCACGCATTCCACACGGATTGTCTTTGTACTGAGCCTCAGTGCATGGCGTCGCACAGTTGCAGGAGTAAAAATTGAGCGCCCTCTCGCACATCTGCAGCGCCTCGATGGCATCACGCAAAGCCTGCGCGTCGACAGGATCCTGTGAGGTGCGGGCAAGGTGCTCAAACCGTTGAACCAGCGATGTCATGCTGCGGTATCCTTCAACGTCGCAAGCTCCTGGTCGCTCAGTATCGGAGCCTGCTTTGCTAGCTCTGCCAGCAGCGCGTCTTCCATCCCGCGGACAATCTCCGCGCGACGCACTTCTCCGCGTCCATCGAAATGCGCGCCCGCAAACGTGCCAGCAAACGCTAGGTAGTTGACGCCGTCCAGGACGTTGTCGTGATAAGTCGGCGTCTCAATGTGACGCCCCAGCTTTGTGCAGAGGTGGATGATTGAGATCTCGTATGGCGTCACGTTGCGGTTGAGCATGATCGACGCCAGCGACGCGATGCGCGCAAAGTTGATCTCAGGCGTCGAGTATTTCTGCTGGCGCTCGTCCATCACGTCGAGCGCCTGCTTTAGTGTGTCCCGGTAGTGCATGCTTTCTCCTCCGATTGAGCCTTCTTGACTGCCCGCAGCCCCCAAAGGACTGTCGTGTGATCCCGCTGCGTCATGCGCCCGATCTGCGCGATCGACATCCCGTCTTCCCACAGCTTCAGCCACACCTTGCGCCGCGGTATGTGCATGACCGCGCGTCGATCTTTTTGCCATAGACGCTCCCATGTCAGGTCGAACTCCTCTAGCACTGGCAGCACGATTGCCTGACGCCGCATTGACAAAGGGCATCCTTTCATCCGCCGCCGCTCGATCTGCTCCTCGCTTTCCGCAACCTCAGGAAGCGGGCGCGGCATAACGTAATCTTCGATTGGTTTTTTCGGCGTCGCTCTTTTGATCTGCGCGGCCTGGTTCAGCCGCTGGCGCACCGCCTTGTAGTGTTCTGTCCAATTTGTCATGCGTAGTTCTCAATCACGAATTGCTTGGCGCCTTCCAGCGTGTAGGTGTGGTCGAGGCGACCATGCACCGACACCGCGCGGTAGCCCTTCTCTGCCTTGCTGTAGCGGATCGGTTCGATGTAGCCGGCCTCCTTCCCAAAGTAGAAGACCGTCCAGGTGCCGTCGTCGTTGCGTTTAATCTCGATGGCCTTCATGGCAACCAGTTCTCCGCGACGATCATCATCAGGACCGAATAGAAAAGCCCGACAAGCAGGATGTGTGGGATACGAAGTTCCATTTCTCTCTCCTCTCAGTTTGTCAGCCCACACTAACGCCTTGCGCGCTAGACGCAACGCCCATGTTTTGCATAGCTGGCCCGAAATGGGGTGGGGCCTGTGGCTAGGGAGGAGAGAGGTTCACCACAGGCCCCGAGCGTGCTGGAGAGCCACGCTGGGGAGCATTGCTCGACCCAAACGAAAGATGACATAGGTGTGTTTATGGCGCAAACCGCTTGCGTCTAGCGCACAAGTCAACTATTGTTCTGGGTAACGGGAGGAGAGACCCATGAACGTAACGATTTTTCAGCGCGCCCCTGGCGTATTCCGGATCCGCATCGAGACGAACGAAAACGGCAAGCGGAAGTTCACGACAGAGACCCTCAAAGGCACGCAGCTCGACGCTGACGCCCGCAAGGTTGAGATCCTCAAGCAGCACCGCTCCGGCGAACTCGTCCAGGTCACGGACGACGGCGTCGAGATGCACTGGACGAAGTGGCAGGCCAAACGCCTCGCCCTCAAGCAGATCTCGGAAGTCACCGAGCAGAGCCAGAAGAACCTGATGAAGCCGTTTTTCGCCATGTTCGGTACGCGCCCGCTGAAGTCGATCGACAAGGACGACATCGAGGCCTTCTACCTGTCGCGCATCCGCTCCGTCGCGGAAGGCACGATGACGATCACGCATCACCACCTGAAGGCGATGTTCAACCAGGCGGTTGAAGCCGGCCTGCTAACCAAGAACCCAATGAAGCGTGTCGCGGCGCCGAAAGGCTCGAGCGAGAGCCGTAAGCCGCTCGAGAAGCGCCACATCAAGGCGCTGCTCGCATACGCATCAGACAAGCCGTTCCTTGGCCGCATGATCCGCCTCGCGCTGCACACTGGCATGCGTCGCGGCGAGATGTGCGCCCTGCGCTGGTCAGACCTCGACCTCGAGGCCGGCATCATCCACGTCGCCCGCACTGTCGTTCGCGTCGGCAATGCCGAGTACGAGAAGAAGCCCAAGACAGCGAAGTCGATCCGGTCGATCCGGATGCCCAAGTCGCTCGTCGAGGAGCTGCGTGCTGCCGCGGGCAAGCCGGACAAGCACGTCCTGCAGACCGTCTGGGGCGATCGCCCGACGCTGGCCTATATGTCCAGCTGCACCAAGGACGCCCTGCGTGCGATCGGCCTAGACGAAGGCTACTGCTTGCACTCAACCCGCCACGCCCACGCCACGCACCTGCTGCGCGAGAAGATGCCGCTCAAGGCTGTCTCCGAGCGCCTGGGCCACGCTAACGTCGAGGTGACGCTGTCCGTCTATGCCGGCGTCCTGACCGGCGACGACCAGGCCCTGGCCGACAGCATCGACAAGGTGGTGAACGGCTGACCCGATCGGGTAATTTATCCGGCCAAAACCAAAAATTACCCAATTATTACCCGATCGGGTAATGCAATCGGGTAAAGCCGCCACTAACATCCTTAAAAATCAAGGCAGTTAGAGGCGGCTCCATCCTTTATGTGAGAAGCGCCTCCGCGTGCTATCTCGTTGATTTTCGTGCAACCCGTTCTGCGATAAGCGCAAAAAAGAACCCCCTTTGCAGGGGGTTCGGGTAACGGATTGCAATAGGTTGGATTTAGCGTTCCGCGTTTCCTGCGCCCATCACAGCCTGCGCTCCA